TGGTTCAGGCAATTGTTGGTGCTAAGGCTGATGGCGACTTCGGTCCTGGCACTGAAGCAAAAGTCAAGGCATGGCAGAAGGCAAACGGCCTGAAGGATGACGGCATTATCGGTCCTGTCACATGGGACAAGATGTTCTGACATAAAAATAAAGGGGCAGTATGAAAATTAAAATATTGCTACTTTCACTAGCAGCAATTTCTTTAGGAACACTTTCGTCATGTGGATACGACGGAAACTTCAGATACTCATGTCAGGACCCCGACAACTGGGAGAACGAAGAATGCAATCCTCCCGCATGCAAGGTGACGGGGACCTGCACGGAAGACATTCTTGGATGGACCGAAGAGGGTGGCCAATGACGAATAAACGCAGGTACACGGAAGAAGAACTTGATGCTCGTCTTAAGTTTGTCATTGGATGCATTCTTGGTTCAGTGCTACTAACCACAACATTGGCCATCCTCTACGCACTCATTTTTGTGACTCAGCCGATTGGGGCCCAGGCCGAAAATGACAAGATGTTCTTTGGGGTGCTTTCGAATGTGGCTACCTTCATTACGGGCACACTTGCTGGATTGATGATTCAGGGTCGCGGGAAAAGAGTTTCGGAAGAATCTCAAAACACAGAAACAGCCGAAGAATGATTGAGGTTGTGGTTGCCCTAATTGGTGCCGTAAGCATCATTCTCGTCGCCCTGGTAGAAAAGGGTCGTCGCGAGAATAAAACTGACCACAATATTGTTCTTGAATCACTGTCACGAATTGAGACCAAAGTTGATGGTCATATCAATGACCATGCGAAGGGCGAATTTGATCAATAATTTGTTGTGCAATAAGTTAAAGGGGAAAATAAATGAGGGCATTACGTCGTGTCTTATTATGTCTAATCGGTGCTTTTGGTTTGCTTGGGATGGTATCTTCGCTATATTCGACGCCACAAGCACCCGCTTACGCGACAAGTAGTGGCGGTGGCCCAATTGTTCTTGATGGCATGGACCCTGTTTGCCATGCTGCTTACGGCGAGAATACCGACCAATACATTGCCAAAGTAGTTAAGAGTGTGTACGACCAGTCGTCTATGCCTGGCAATAATGGCAAAATTGCCATCCTTGGCATAGCAAGTATCACCAATGCTGGTGGATGTGGGAATAACTGGAATACTCTTTTATCTACGAAATTTCTTGCCGGGTTCTCAACTGCCCCAACAGTCCAATTCGTTACTACGACAACCGAACTTAATGCATTTTTTGCAACTGGGATTACCTCCGATTCACCACGTATGATTTGGATTCCAGACGATTGGGGACGCAGTGCTTCCGTCAATACGATTTTCACCTCCAACGCCGAAAAGATTGCCGACTTCGTCAACTCTGGGGGCGGACTTTTTGCCAGTTACAACCCATATGGCTGGTTAACCGCCCTGCTCCCAAGCGCGGTGTTTAATGACGGTGGTTGCAATGGCGGGCCGGAGGCCACCGCCGATGGAATAGCCGACTTTGGTCTAAGCAATACAATTGTCGCCGCGTGTTGGCACGGATACTTTACCGGCAATGTGGGGACGCTAAAGACGCTGGTTGATTACCCGTACCCATCGGCCTCTTCTTCACGTAAGGCAGTTTCTATCGGTGGCGGCGAAGTGTCTCTGCCTAGTTCGTTAACGCTCACAATAAGCCCAGAGAACCCACCTGCGGGAACCCCCTTGACCATTACGGCGACCGCACAAACTATTGCCGGGGTGCCCCAGGCTGGAGTCACGATAAGTGTGGTTGTAAGCACTGGTCCAGACGCAGGGCAGACATTTACTGCAACAACTAATTCATCGGGCGTGGCAACAATTACAATAAATACTTCATCTGTTGGTACAAACGTCTATACGGCGACAGCAACTGTCAACGGCGTGGTCAAGACCGTATCAACGACAGTCACCTGGGTTGCACCGCCCACCACTACAGCAGCACCCACGACGACCGAACCCCCAACCACGACGACCGAACCCCCAACCACGACTATCGCCCCAATAACCACGGAACCAACATTGGCTACAACCCCAGGGACGACCACGCAAGCTCCGGCAGCCGCACCAACTGACGAACAGCAATCCCCGTCAATACTTCCAATTACTGGAAATCGGCTCCACGTAAAGTGGATCCTATTTATTATTTCTCTACTCATTTCTGGAATAATAGTTAGAAGCACCATAAATATCATGGGGAGAAAAAAATGAAATTTTCAAATAATATGAAACCAGTCCTTTACAGGATTTTGGCTACCTTTACTGTATCTGGTCTGGGTGTTGTCGGCGCTGGAGCAATCACCAATATCCCACTGTGGAAAGCAGTCATGATGGCCGGTTTTGGCAGCGTCGCACAGGTGATCGAAGGTTTAGCCAGAGCATACCTAAATGACGGTACAATATCTCCAGAGGAAATGGAAGCCGTATTTCACGAAGCTGAGGACAATAGCACGGCGTGATACGGTGAGTTCCTCAACGCCAGAAATGTGGGCGAAAAAGATAAATCTCAACAAAGGACGCCGGGTGGCCGATCAGATACATGACAGCGAGATGCTGTGGAACAATGACGGTCATCGAATTTTCTTGCGCATTGTCAAGTCTGAGCTGGAAGTCTACGACGTAGCTTGCCCACACATGGGTTCCACGGAGGCGGCGTGCTATTCGCCACGACATGGGTGTGCCGTAAAATACTTCATTCAGCGTTTCGGCATGGATTGCAACGTAGGTTCATGTATGGCTAATGAAGTTCTGGATATTTGCTGGTCCCTCGTTGGCGACATCACCGACCTGGACGAGTCCCAACTATGGTTTGTTCCACTGAATGACGAGGTATTCCACGCTTGGATGCAATCCCGTATGGGTGGAAATAATTAGCGAGAGTCTGAACTTCTTGACTTCAGGGCATTGGCATAAACTGCCTCTACGCCACTTTCAGTAATAACCCATTTACCATCATCGCAGACACTTAGATATCCCAGCCCAACGAGCAAATTTGCCGAGCGCCTGACCTTGGCTGGTCCATCGAAAACTCCCAAAATATACGTAATGTCCGACTCAGCGAACGGCTTACGTAACATTTTAGCCACCATTAGTAGGCTATGAGTGTTTGAATCCTTTTTGAACATGATCGAAAAATTCCTTTAAGGCGATAAAGTCTTGATGATTGTGGAGAGCGGACAGATTTACCTCGTACTGGTTACGTCTGCCAACTTTTTGTGTATTCACGATACCGAAATTTTGTAAATTTGCAACCGCTTTTTCAATTGCCGCCTCCGATACGCCAAGAGTCACAGCCATCGCGACCTGCGTCATGCCTGGGTCTAACGTGATCAACATCAGCACCTTCATATTGGTCGACAGGATGGACGGCTTGCTAGTGTATTCATTATCGCCAGACCACAGTCTTAACAAATTGTCAATGCTCATTGATCTCTACCCCAAACTCCGCGTATGATCCTTATTCGAGGTTACACCAAGTGTACTCCTAGATAGATAACCAACGGAGGGGATATGCTGTCGGATAAAATTCTTCTGCTGCAGCAAAATGGTGGAACGGCGAAGGCCTGCAAATTTGCGGTCATCGCTGGTGCCATGTCAGAAAACGACAAAATTGCACTCGTTGACGCACTCGTAACTCAGTCGGTGTCGTTGCGAGCACTTGAACGTCTACTTGCCGACGAGGGTACACCGATTGGGCGTGACTCTCTCACGACAGCACGTATTTGCGCCACGAACACCAAGAGATGTAAGTGTGGATTTTTCGCAGGGGAGACAGAATGAGTCTTTCGGGTAAAATTAACGAAGAAAAAAGCAAAGAAGCCAAAGCCAAAACATTGGGAGCAATCGCTGATTTACTCGCATCCAAGAATATCGACATTGACGAAGTCGGGGATATCAAAAGAATATCCATTTACCAGTCAATGCTCAAAGACGAGAACGGCGATGCCCAGGTAGTCGATCTCGCCGCCATTCAAATTTCCCCCAAATGGGAATCCGGGCCCGAGTGGCAGATAATTCAGCGTGGTCCCGAGATTAAGCTCCCGAAAAATACGTCATCACCACGCACATCAGACTCATTCAAGACATGCGTCGTTGTTCCCGATATCCAGTTCGGTTATTACCGCAACAAAGAGAGCTGCCTGGAGCCAACCCACGACGAAGAGGCAATTAGTGTTTCGCTGAACGTCATCAAGTACCTAAAGCCAGAGTTGATTGTTTGTGTTGGTGACAACCTCGATCTTCCAGAAATGGGGAAGTACGTCACCTATCCGAGCTATGCGCTTACCACGCAGGCGACGATTGACCGTGCGACAACTTTTTGCGCGGAAATGCGCCACGCTGCCCCCAATGCGCAGATCGTCTGGCTTGCCGGAAATCATGAAGAACGCATGCCCAAGTACATCGTTCAGAATGCTGGTGCCGCATATGGTCTTCGAAAGGGCAATACGCCCGACTCTTGGCCCGTTATGTCCGTTCCTTACCTGTGCCGAATGGACGAGTTCGGCGTAGAGTACAGACCAGGATATCCGGCATCAGACATTTGGGTCAACCAGAAGCTTCGCATTATTCATGGCGACCGTGTCAAGAGCTCTGGATCCACGGCTCACGTTTATCTGAACGCAGAGAAAAGCAGCGTGATTTACGGACACATACACCGTATCGAATGTGCGTTCAAGACACGCGAAGATTGGGATGGGCCACGGACAATCATGGCCGCGTCCCCTGGGTGTTTAGCACGGATCGATGGGGCGATCCCCAGCACCAAGGGCGGCGTTGATTTGGACGGACGACCACTGACGCGCCACGAGAACTGGCAGCAGGGTCTGGGGATTGTAATGTACGAAGACAGCGGTGATCATAAGTTCTCATACGAATGCATGCCTATCTACTCTGGCTGGGGCATGTTCCGTGGCAAAGAGTTTATTTCATCTCAGCGGCAGGCAAATCAGGTCTCCTGAAATGACAACCATTGTCGGCATATGTGGCGACGGTTACGCCGTTCTGTGTGCCGACAGTCGTATATCGACAGTTGATCCTGATGGTTACACATCGAGCATTCAAACCCTCCCATCGTCAATGCCAAAGATTGCCTCCGTTGGCTCGTACCATATTGGGGTCTCCGGCGATGTGAGGGCCATCAACATCGTTACATACGCATTTCAGCCACCAATGCCACCCCCGTCACTGCGCGGTAAAAAGTTAGATGAGTTTTTTACTACGAAATTCATACCCGCCCTTCGGTCGTGCTACGAGACAAATGGCTACTCCTACGTGCCCCCGGACTCAAACATTTCGCGTTCAATCGAAGCTGGATCTACCCTCTTGGTTGCGATAAATCGCGTCATCTATCAGGTGGATAATGATTACTCGTGGTTTTCTGACAGTGGTGGAGTTTATGCCATTGGTACGGGGGCCGCGTATGCATTAGGTGCGCTAGGGATTCTGTGCCCCAAACTACAAACACTCCAGCAGGCAAAAAAGAACGCAATTAAAGCGATTGCGGTTGCGGCAAAAAATGACCCCCATAGCGGTTATCCATACAATGTTGTTTTTCAGGAAGCGTCAATGGCCACCCCATCGACACGGACAAAGGTAAATGGAAAACGAACAAAATCAGAATGATTCAGTAAACGCATGGATGGACGAAGCATCCTGCAAAGGAAAAACGGTAATGATGTTCCCCAAAGAACATAAAGACATTACTTACATCGTGGCAGCTAGGGCGATGTGTGCAGAATGTCGGGTCAGGGAACAATGTCTGGAGTACGCCCTTGAGTTCCCTACGGTAGATATGCACGGAGTTTGGGCGGGTCTCACTAGTAGGCAATTGGCAGCTGAACAGAGGCGTCGTGGTATTTCTCCGTCTAGACCAACCTTGGCGCAAATGTGGGGCTACGAATGAAAAAAGAATTACTGACTCCAGAAGAACAGACATTTCTCTCTCAAATGATTGTCCATCACGACATGGCGGTGAAAATGTCTAAGAAAATGCTCTTAAGTGTAGATTCGCACGACGTCGAGTCGCTGTGTTACTCGATAATTCAGAATCAGGTAAATGAGATTGCGCTGATGAAACAAATGCTCAGGGGGGCCTAGTTGTTTCTAGTTCTACGCACGTAATCATCGTAGGTGATCCCTCGTGGAGATTCACCACACGGGTATTTGGCATACTCGGTATCAGCAAGAACCCTACACACTTCGCACTCAACGAATGTTCCGATCCCACTTACTGAGTATCGTTCGTCCATATCGATTACGCGCCATGTATGGCTATCGTAATTCTTCATAACCTGCTCTTGGCTGCCCTTGAAGGGCGGGCAAATCTTAATGATTCGACTGAGGAAGCGGGACACTACTTTTCCCCCCTCGGTCTACCTCGCAGCATCATCGCCCATTTCCTGATTCATGGATACGATTTCATCAGCAATAATATTTGCGTATTTTCTGCGCAGTCGCCATACCTTCTTGTTCATCTCATTCATTGTTGAGCTGCTACGAGCTTTTAGGATGATTTGATCATCATAAATACCATGCCGCTTAAATAATGCGTTATTGAAGTCCGAGGCCTCGAAGATTATGTCAGATATCCACCCGCCACGAATATCAATCTGCATCATCAGTTCGCAAAGTCCACCTTGACCGAATTCTTCATATATGCGAGCAACCAGAATTCCGCACAAGGAAGAACGATATATCGAGTCAGCATCACGGTTTTGGCTGATGAATTCTCCAAGGAAATTTAGCAGGTCAGCTCTTGAGAATTCATTGTCATCTTCGTCTTCAAAGTTCATAGCTGCCCACCCCTTGCGGAAGAATGACGCTTGACTAATTGTCTCACGAATATCGTCCGGCCATTGAAAGGATTAAAGTCTGAGCTTCTTCCTTTTTTCTAGACACCCACGAAGTGGGGTCCATGGACGAGGCTGCCCTGTCCTCTGGGGTTGCGTCACGGAAATGATCAAAATATTCAACAACGGCGTTGTATGCCGACCACCCATTAAACCCAAAGCCGCTAGCATTTTTTTCAGAGACATAAAGGGCACGAATAATCTCACCTACATCGTCACGATTTTTCTTTTGCCTGGCGCTCTCATTTGTCTTGGCGGAAAACATCTCGCCAATAAAAGAGTCGAATCGACGGGAAGAAATAGGCATGGGAATTCTGAGCATTCTCTCTGCTGTTTCGGTAAAATCTCGTGCCCATTTTGTTGATATTTCCAGAACAGCCTGAGCTTCACTTACGACATTGTCTTGATTTTTTGTATGACGTGCAGTAAATATTCGTAAAGATGATTTCAGCCCTGCGTTAACCGTATTTTTGCAAACGGCCCTGACCGAGGTATTGGCATAGGTTATGGGGGTCTTGCCGTCATGACCATTTCGAACGAGCAAATACCTTTCCATTTTGTCGTTGACCCCCGTTGGATCAAGCACAAGTGGACCCAGGTCGATTGATGCGAAAAACTCACGACCCCCATTGGTCACCCCGCAGGTATCGACGACAGCATCGCCCGAGCTCGCCCCGACAATTTCTAAAGCGCGATTCAGGCAATCGGCATTTTGCTGCACCACGTAGCGGGTACCAACAGTAGACAGCGCATCGTAGGTTCCATCGCCATTCACCCGAACCGTGGCACGACTATCGTCCACAATTAGCGGAGCATGATTGCCGTCACCGTCAACAACATAAATCACGTTTCCGTTTTCGTCCACTGCGGCAACCCTGGTCAAAACAACCCGGAAATCCGCCCCAGCAGCCCTCAGCATCTCCGATGAAGTCTGAAGGCCAGTCATTGGTGTCCCAATGCGATGCCAGGGTATCTCGACGTCCGAGTAGGCCATGCGAACCTTGCCAGCTCTCGTTTTATCTAGGCCGTGAGACATTGCAGCTCCTCTGGATGAATTCAGATAGAAGAAGTGTACACGTGCCAGATAGCTCATACAAGCCGTCAATAGGCAATATCAATCTTTATTAATATTTATCTCATCTAGTAGCTTTTGAGCAGACAACCATTTTGTTCTCCACAGCCTTGCCTCCTCTTCGCTATCCCACAGACGAGGAGCAGTTACGAGGCGCCAGGCGATATAGCCTGTAGCCACACCACACAAGTAAAAAAATAGGCACATGTTCGCCCCCAGTCACGCAGCAGATCAATAAAATTGCAATATATGCAAACAACAAATAATACATTATTGATCTCCGCCAAGCGGTATGCACTTAGTAATAAATTACAAATTGCTTTTCTTTAAGGAATTATAAATTGTGACCCGAGAAACACCAAGCCTCTTTGAGAGGTATGTAGCAGCGCCCCTTAGTGCGAAAAAGCCCATAGCGTCAAGTTCGCGTATCATTTTTGAGTATTCCGCGGGCAACATCGACGCAAGCGGTTTACCAAACTTCTGCTCATGCGCATCGACGATTACCCTGCGAGCCTCGTCGAGTGATTTTACGCGAGTTCCACAAACCTCTAGTGAGTTTATGACTTGAGTCGACACCGCACGTCCCTTTGATTGGCTTTCCGCATAATACATCTTCGCCTATGGTCGGTCAAGCGACAGGGCGCTTTTCCATTACGTATCGCCCCAAAATTGGGATGCGTATTCTGCTGCTCAGCAGCGAGTAGCCCAGGGACGCCAGCCACACTTATTGCGCTCTTGGCTGTAGTTCCACATGGCAAGTCCGGCACGGAGGTTGACTTCGGGATTAAACAGATCATCACAATTATTAAGGATTCCCTTTGCCTGAAGCCAGCCGGTCGGATTGTATTTATTTTTTCGGCACCAGTAGCCATTGATTTGCATCAAACCACGACTTCCGCCATTGGGGTCGGTTTTATTGAGTGATTTGATTTTGCAGCGGCTTTCACGATGAATGATGTAACTCAACTTGGGCCATTGGGCCTCAGACCAGCCAACAGCAATAGCAAGGTCGTGCCACTCCCCGCACTTGCCATGGACAAGGCGTGCCAGTCCCGTCCAATCAACCCCGGAAAGGTCAATGGGCTGAGTGCTGTTGGTGACGCTGATGGCTTTCGCCTTATGCCAATCAACATCACAGGTGGCAACGGCAAACACTAAAATGGTGAGGAAAATGCTAACAACGAACCGTCTTGCGTTTTTCATAACGCCCCCTTATTTACATGAATAGGTTTTGTACCACGGGGCAAACCCGCACCCACGATGAACGTCGAACCACACATACATCTCCCAGGCCCAGGCAAAGTTGTAGAAGGGCATATTTACGTACCCCTGATGCCCGTACTTGGACTCAATTTCGTCAAGCCACACCTTGTTGATTTGTAGTGGTCCGCTGTCGGAGCCGTTCCAGTCGGGGTGACCAAAAATGACGTTTCGACAACGAGACTCACGATGGGCAATCGTGAGTATTTCTGGCAATAGGGCGACAGGCCAACCAGCAAGATGGGCGACCCCGGCCCATTCTAAGCAAGGGACATCGGCGGGGATTGCCAACGCAAAAGACAAGAACTCCAGAGGAGATATCGCGACAACCGTGGTTGTCGTGGGGGCAACAGTTGTTGGCAGTGTCGTTGTGGTAACGGCACGAGCAACAGTTGTTGTCGTTGTGGACACGACGCTGGGTTCCTCCTTTCCAATGGCGCTGACTCCGATTGCGGAACCAAGGATGACGATGAGAATAGGAAGAAAAAGCCTCAGCGGATGTTTCATATGTCTCCAGTGTTCGGCGGATACGGCTGGAGACTTGGTGTGCCTCCGTATGAACGGGTTGCCCCATTACCGTACGAATATTACCATCTGATTACAGTTGCGCAACCCCTTGACGGTGCAAAAATCACAAATTAATGTATTGACCTGGTGTTATTGGTCGAGAAATTTTTCTAAAAGTTCAACATATTGGCCGAACTTACCCGTTGCGGTGAACGATTCACCGTCTTCAGACACTCCGCAGCTCATGGAAAATGAGAATACCAAAAAATCTGCGATATCTTGACATGTCTCCATTTGTGCGTCTTTTTCAGCATCACTCAGGTTACCCAAGTCCAGTGTTGCGTACGCAAAAAGAGCTCCAGCAATGTTGTTTGCCACTGTTAAATTCGCTTCAAAGTTCTCGCTCATACTCCGACTTTAACACTACGGCGACCGATGTCAAGTCGTGCCAAATTATGTAATGTATGAATTGTCGCTACACTAGTCTCGTATATTTTCAGTGATTCCGCTAGGAGGACTTGCTCCAACGTTTTTGAGTAAGTAATGTTCCGACTCATCGAGTTGGGGCGCGCCCCAAAAACACAGAAAGAGATAACAATGAGTCAATCACCCGCGACGATCATCGGCAACGTGACCGATGACCCGAAGCTCACGTTTACTGCGGACGGCAAGCCACGTCTGGCATTTTCCGTAGCAGTTAATCACTATTGGACCGATGCGTCTGGCGACAAGCAGGAGAAGGTTTCCTATATCAACGTCATCGCGTGGCGCTACCTGGCCGACGACTCAGCCAACGTTCTGGAAAAGGGCGTAGGCATCATCGTTACCGGTCGCCTGGAGCAGCGCTCCTGGGAGGACAAAGAAACCGGAGCAAAGCGGTCTATCGTCGAGTTGGTCGCAGACGCCATAGGCGTTCAGACGCGCTCGATTGATTCCTTTGAGCGCAAGCGTCGCAGCAGCCCGGACGGCCAGCAAACCAAGAAGGCCTCAGCGCCACGCCAGGCTGCTCGCCAGGTCATCGAAGAGGACAGCGAGCCGTTCTGATCTCCACCACACATCGATAATTCCCCTCAGAGAGAAGGAATCGATAGCAGGGCCCGCCAGAAATGGCGGGCTTTTGCTTGTCCGAAATAGGCTCCACCAGTCGTGTATTCTTTGCCCAATGAGCGGACGTCGTCAAGCACCAAAGCGTGCCATCATCACGATTAACAAAATCGGCTCATGGGGCTCGGTGAGATATGAACATCAATTGGAGTGCGGACATTCCGAACTATTGCTGCGGGCATCATCGGCCAAGCGTATCGCGTGCTCAGTTTGCCTGTCTTTTAAAACCTCAAACCAGCAAATCAAAAATTCTGATGGACGAGAAGCAGAGCTCGCTAATGCTCCGGCCATTCCATCGAAATACTTTGATGCGCGACTTGATTTCGATGACTCCATCAGCGAAGATGAAATTCTGGTGCGACGTGTTGCTGCGGAGATTGCCGCACTGCTCGGCATTCCGGTAGACGCAGTCAGCGTCAATACGGACGCTGCATCAGGCCGATTGACGATCACATCAGCATACATATTTCTTTCAGCCAAAGACATAGCACGACTTACGAACGTGAGGGGATGAAGTGGGGGAACAAATTCAATATCCGCCGACTGGTGGCTCCTGTGTCGGGCAACCGACCCACTGGTGGTTTCCAAATTTTTCAAATCGTCAGCCGGTTGAAGAACGGAAACAGGCACAGCGTGACGCCAGCAAGGCCGTAAGCATTTGTAACCAATGCTCAATTCGACTGACATGCCTCGACTACTCATTGGAATGGGAGCCGTTTGGGATATGGGGTGGCATCCCGGAGATTGAGCGTGAAAAGTTGCGCAAATCTTTAAATATAAAAATGAAAAGACCAACTATTCAGGACGTATTGGGGGTCGGCAATCGTGCTTTATAACACGCAAGAGTTTCTCTCACGCCTGGACGGAGTCATGAAGACGTCCAATGGCTGGGACGCGCGTTGTCCTTGCCGAAATGATGACAAAAACCCTTCCCTGTCTGTCGCCGAAAGAGATGGGGTCATTCTCGTTCACTGCCACCGGGCGGGCGGATGTACGGTTGACCAAATTGCCGCTTCGGTTGGTCTAACAATAAAAGATTTAATGTCCCCTGATTCATCTCGCGAATGGTCACCGACTGAGAATGACCGCTGGAAGCCGAAATCATCTCGTCCACTCAAAATTGAAGAGCCGCAAAAATTAAAGTTAGTGGCAATATACAACTACGTCTCAGAGCACGGTGAGTTGCTATTTCAAAAAGTTCGATACGTAAAGGAAGACGGAAAAAAAACCTTTCGCCAACGTCGTCCAGATGGAAGAGGTGGGTATAGCTACAAACTAGAGGACACGCCCAAGGTCCTGTACAACCTGCCGCAAGTTATGCGAGCAAAAGAAAATAACGAAACAATTATAGTTGTTGAGGGCGAAAAAGACGCAGACACGCTGACTGCCCTTGGTCTTTGTGCGACCACGATGCCGGGCGGTGCTGGTAAGTGGCTCGACATTCACACCCGGGTCTTGGCTGGCGCAACAGTTGACGTAATTGCCGACAATGACGAGCCAGGGCGAATCCATGCCGCCCACGTTATTGACGAATTACGAAAAGCTGGCACCGATGTACAGGGTTGGGTATGTCCGCACAAAAAAGATATTACCGACTTCCTTGAAAATGGTGGTCAGATGAGTGAGCTAATTAATTTTGACGAATCTAGCGCAACGAAGGGTTCGGAAACCAGCGAATCAAGCTTAATTGAGGAACTTGCTGATGAAGATTCTGACGAAAACTTTGAGGAGGTGTTCCCAACTAAGGCAGATGAAATGCTGTCAAAGATTAAGTCGCTCCTGATTGACGACGGGTCAACGCCTCTTCGCACATTGACAAAAGTCTCCCTGTTGGCATCATCTGCGCTGTCGGAGTCTTTGACAAACGACGGACGCCTTGTTGATTGGCATGAGTTCGTTAAAGAAGAGACTGATGATTCTTATGATTGGCTTATTCCTGATCTTTTGGAGAGGCGAGAGCGGGTCATTTTGGTCGCAGCGGAGGGCGTGGGTAAGACGATGCTTGCAAGGCAGGTTGCCATTCTTCCATCTTGGGGGGTTCATCCCTTTACGTTCGAGAGGATAAAACCCATCACAACACTCTTTGTTGACCTGGAAAACCCTGAGCGCATTATTCGCCGCACATCGCGGGCGATTCACGGCGCAGCAATGTCAATGAATTACGCTATGCGGTCCCAATCACACTTGCTCATGAAGCCAGACGGCCTCAACTTGCTTTCTTCCGCTGACCGCCTATATCTCGAAACCCAACTAGAGCTCATTAAGCCAAGCCTTTTGGTTCTCGGTCCCATCTATAAGGCCTTCCTGGACCCCGGGAACAAGACATCTGAATCAGTAGCGGTTGAAGTGATAAAATATCTTGACACTATTCGCGTTGCGTTCGGTTGCGCCCTTTGGCTAGAGCATCACGCCCCTCTTGGTGAGTCAATGACTAGCCGGAATTTGCGACCGTTCGGATCAGCGGTCTGGTCGCGTTGGCCTGAATTCGGTCTATCTTTACAACCAGATGCCACAAGTGTGGGAGAATGTGTATATGACGTTCGCCATTTCCGTGGTGAGCGCGATGAGAGACGTTGGCCCACCAAAATGAAGCGAGGCAAAAAGTGGCCTTTCGAACCACTTGAATTCCGGGCGGTGAACAGATGAAAGACAACACACCATCAGTAATGACGAAAGAGTTTCTTGCCGAAAGAGATTCCCGCATGCTCAAAATGCGACAGGGCGGGATGGCTGTTGCCGACATAGCAAAACGTTTCGGTGTTTCGAGCGGCGTCGTGCAGAAGGCCATCAATAGGCAGCTAGAAAAACTAAATAGAGAAACAATGCTCGCCTATCCGGAGGTCCTGAGGATGGAGTTGGAGCGACTAGATAGTCTCCAGGCCTCTATTTGGCCGTTGACCCAGCACCGTAAGGTGCGCATGGACGATGGTACCGAAGTCCAGGTCGAGCCAGATCTTAAGGCGATTCAGCAGGTTCTTTTAATCATGGATAGACGGTCCAAGCTACTTGGGATGGACAGAAGCAATCTCAGTATTCAGATGGACGTAACAACCCAAGACAATATCAAATCAACTCTTGTGGGCGAAACCGCAGCGGCCAATCTGGAAACCTTCAACCCAGAAGCGGAAGCAAGGGCACTGCTGGAATTAATGGGTCGATCTGGAATTATTTCATCACAAATAGTTGGCGAATTGCTTTCACCCAAAGATGTTATCGTTGATGCAGAGGTAGTAAGTGAAGTAGAATCGCGCCCGGAGGCAGACAATCATGTCGAACGCTGAGAATACGGAACCAGTGGATAATTTGGAGCAAGCAATGTACGACATTGCCGAGAGTATGGACCACTCGATTTCGACAAAGATTTCAGGGGACACACCGGCAGATAAGCAGGTCCTGGTTAGGACGACTGATGATGATAGGGAGCGCTGGAAGCAAGCAGCGCAGGCGCGTGGACTTAGTCTCGCAGAATTTTTGCGCAACACCATAAATGAAAAAGTCGTAGAAATATTAGATTGCGCGCACCCCTTGGATATGCGCAAATCTTACCCATGGTCAGAATTTTGTCTTCGTTGCAACCGACGCCTCCGTTAACTTCTTCCGAATTAGTCGATGAAGGTGTTAATTTCATAATCACAGGTCCGCCTCATCGGTCGCCCAAGGATAATGGAACCGAAGATCAGGTCGGGCCAGGAAGCGGAGTCGTGTGGCCGCAGTACCTAATACAAACCCTGTCACTAATGCCGCCCACTTCAGTCGTAATGTACTGCTTTGCTTGCGAGGTCTACTGGGCTAGAAATAGAAGCGATGAGCCAAGTTCTGTCTTGTGCTGGAACTGCGATATGGTCGGAGTCACGATTGCAGAGGGAATTATTGACGCAAATATTCGTCTTGTTCGGTAGTGGTGAGCTGAAAAAACTCGTCGTCGGACAGCGGGTTCATAGGTCGCTCATTGTTCGTCCGTCGAATCGTTTGTTGGCAACCGGAAGGTTGTTAGCAACGATGCCGATCTTGTTGCTTGGCGCGCAGACAGCCAGTAGGTCGTTGTCGGACTGGTCGTAGTATCCGGCCTTGGTCAACGCTTCGAGCGTCGGAAACACGTCGGCGTGGCGGTCGGTGTTTCGGTCGATCATGTGGTCTTGTTTCCCGCCGTACGAGTAAATCACGCGAAAGTTGGTTGGCAGTCTGGTGTTTTTTAGCATGTCGACTTCTTTGGTGTAGGCGTAGAACATTACGTCTTCACAGTCTTCGGCCAGGTTAATCCATAGTTGTAGGTAGTCCTCGGAAAAGAAGTCTCCGGCATCGTGGATTCGAACTGCTACACCGCCGTCAGCGATCCAGCCTGCCAGCCATTCGTCGTTGGGGTCGTGGTCAATTTGTGTCGGTTTACCGGTGGGGCGCATTCGTTTGTGAGCGAGCTCAATAGCCATTTCGGTCTGCCATTTTTTCGGTGTTTCCAGCACCATCATCAGGTTGGCGAGGTGTTTGCGTCGCACGTTGCTGAAGGTGTAGGTGCCAAACTTTGCGTAGCACACTCGGCCGCAGGCTAGAGCGTTAGGACAGCAGTTGAACCGTGTCCCGTCGCCGAGATCAACGACGTGTGCTGGGATTGTCCAGTTCCACACGCCAACACGGCGTAGTTCGCTATTCTGTGTCAACAGATTCATGCGGTTCCGCCCCCGACGGCTCGTAAACCGGTTTCGAGAGGAATGATCACCACTTGTCCAGTGGGCATGTCGCCGTTGGGATTCGGGTTTTAACTTTCATGAAACAACCACACTCCTTGCACTGCCTGGTCGGTTTGTAGAACCTGTCACAATCGAAACAAATCGATAGGCGCTCAGCAGAAATTTTTTTATTCGAGAGCATTTTAGGCCTTTCTTTTGTGGTTAAAATGTCTTTCCCATGGCGATACATAATCATTTTCGGTTACTGGCCCATGATCGGAAAACTGTAGAATAATAGCACGGAGAGTTTCATTTAGGCTGCGCCCCTCAACGTAGTCCTTGTGTCCGGGCCTCATATAAGAAACAATACTTATAAGCTCAATATTATTTCCATTATCTGGTGGTTTGACAACAGATAGCCTCATCAGTGCTTGTTCGACGTTCCAATCAAGCTGCCAAATTCGTCCCATATACTCCATGCGAGTTGCCACAAATGATTCTTGGTATTCTGGCGATAGTGACGCCACCGTTATTTTTTGTTCATCATCTGTCGTCATGGCGCCACAAAAAACCCAATCAGAAAACAGACTCCGCCAAAAGCTGCGGCCAACCCAAGCCACACGAGTTTTTTCATTTTAAACCTCCGTTGTCCTTGGTGATTCAACAGATCGCTCAATTTAGGATTCTCTCCATAGATGTTAATTGTCTTCGAATCTCCATCTATCACAAAGTCCGGAATTACCTGCTCTTGTAAAAGTAGTATATCCATAAGTTCGCCGCACATAACGTCTAAGCGCCGTCGAGCGTGTGGTTTGTCAAGGGATTGATCCATGAGTTTGCAAATGTAGTCTTCGAGTATCGCTAAGTGCACACCAAATAATTACCACGTCATGGGACGGGTGTCAATTTTGCCTCAAAAAGAGATGAAAAGCCAATCCCCCAAGTACCGCTCCAGCTATTTCAGGACCAAAAGAGCTTTGCGTAGTGAGTCGACGAATGCTGGTGCTTATTGTTTTCCGCTTTTTGCGAATAGCAACAAGATCGTAGATAAGGATAAATAGGGCAACCGACACTGGCCCAAAGACGACGTCAGGGTCACGCTGTTGTTTCTTCACTAGAACCAATCAATCCATAATCAATTGCCCTACGCCGCTCATGTGTCCTGATCCCATCACAAAATGAACAGATCGGGGGACAGTGCCTTCCGTCGTGCGTGAGCGTCAGTAAGTATGCTAAATTATCAGCATTATCGACTTCGTCTGCGTATTTACGTTTTTCCGACAATAGAAGGTCTTCGAGCTCGAAAATCCTCGCACTCAATTCGCGGACACGAGAAACAAGCTCACTCATTGTCGGACTCTTCCCGAGCTCTCTCGAATGATGCCAGACCCTTCCTAATGCGGATATTTTCCCTTGTCATCACCATGCGGCGAAGAATATTTCTCGCTTGCTCTTCTGTGATATTCTCAGGATCAGCGCCGATCAGCGCCGCAGCCTCATCTATTGCGCTAAGTTTCTTGTCCATGTCATCACCTCTGCCGTCATATTATATACGACAATACTGCGAGGATTGGCGCCTACTTGGAGCGCTTGAAAAGACCAAAAAGGCGCCGGATTCGGCTCTTCTTCTTGAAATTTTTTCTCACCGGAGCATTAGACGCCAGTGAATCCGCAAACTGCTTGCGGACTGACTCCGGTGGTACCGATCCGGTGGCGGCCGAAAAAGAAGTATTCGACGGAATCGCGGTCGGCGCAAAAACGCCTGAGCTGACCGTCACCTTCGAAGCACCTCCATTTGTGGAAGTAGGGTTGGCGACAGCCTGAGACTTTACCGCGGTCTGGGATTTATGGCCAGCCTTCTTGCTTGGGCGGTCGGGCTTTTGGGCTGGAGTAGCCTTTCCCGCGGATTTCTCTTTAGACTTGGGCGCTGCCGTCTTCTTGGTTGGGGCAGGCTTCTTGGCAGTTGCCTTCTTTGGGTTTGTCTTCTTGCTGGCCATATCATCTCCTTGACTATGTGTGTCGGCAGTAGATACTAATAGCACACCCTCCTTCCCTGCTGCAACTATTGGATGTACTAGTATGCATTTAATGAACACGTATCCAGACCCCATGAGCAAAATGGCACTATGCATGAGCGCCGCACAACTAGCAAAAGAATCATTTGTTGATGAGTTTGGTATAGGCGAGGATCTTACTTTCAATTTTTTCGGGTGGAGCGAGAATAAATTGGTTATTGTAGCGCAGTTGCGCCAAGAATTTGCTGTGGTCCCATTGACTAAGCGACTGATGTTATCGTCAGCGGTTTTGGCCCACATGCGACATGGATGGGCAATAGACGCGATAAGCATTGTCGCCGAAGGATTTGAGACACTCGACAAAAACTCCCTGGACGGCCGTGAACTTTCGGTTGCTTTTGTGGAAGAGGATAATTTAGTAAAAGAATGCATTACAGTTACACATTGCGAACCCAACGAAGTCACGTCTTCCCTGGAAGTTCACTTGGCTTCTGTCACATATAGCTATGCGCTGGGCAGGGAGGTACATTGGGGTGGTCCAATAGGCTTTGTCAGTGGAGCCGACGTGGTGTTAAAAAATTCACCTCTCCCGAAAATGCTTATCGACTGCTTGACGGCTGATCACCCCAACGAAATAACAGACGATGAGATAAATTCATCAGTTGAGGCTATCAAAAAGATGGGCTTCAATGTTCAGGAGTTCGTGGCTTGACCACAAAGTTCATTGTGCATAATGTTTGACAACACGAGCCAGTAACTCAGTGGTTAGAGTAGCATTCTTATAAAATGCAGGTCGCGGGTTCAATTCCCGTCTGGCTCACTATTATCTTGTAAAATTTGAGCATGGGATACTTCTTCGACTACCTCAATGGCTCCGGTGCTCGCGGAGATGGCTACAGCATAATCAGGGCAGATCGAGAGCCGTGCCCCGTATGTGGGCACCCAACAGGGGATTGTGCTGGTGAAAAACAGATCGACCACGTTGTCGGATTTGATTTCAATACCAACATAGCAACTCCAATGTATTTTTTGGAAGAAGATTATTGGGAGGAGCGCGACATCACTCCATACACTCGTGCTAAGGTGCTCGTTCATAGGAGGGGGACCAGTATTACAAGGGATGAGGCAATAAGAATTGGTTTACTAAAACAAGATTAGTTTTACAGTAGACAATTTCATTATTTTGTCCTGAGGTAAACTGGGTCCTCCACGAATTGCACACAGAAGGAACCTTCCGATGGCTCGCATTAACGATGATTTTGTCCGTTCATATTCAGAACAAACACCGCCATGGGGATTCAATGGTATGGGTGAAATTGTTTTCTTGCGCACCTACAGTCGCAAGAAAGAAAATGGCGACACTGAGTCATGGCCGGAAACAATTCAGCGTGTCATCAATGGCGCTATTGACATTGGCGTGCCCTATACACAAGAGGAGGCGGAGCGACTCTTTGACCACATGTTTAACCTTCGTTGCTCATTCTCCGGTCGGTCACTGTGGCAGTTGGGTACTCCGCTAACACACAAGTTCTCTGGAACGAGTCTTAACAACTGCTATTTCACCAATATTGAGAGCATTGAAGACTTTGAACTCCTCTTTGACTACCTCATGCTCGGTGGTGGTGTCGGCTTTTCGGTTGAGCGTTCAAAAATTCATGAACTGCCCAAAGTCAAGACGGGCGTATCAATCACACACGAACGCTCCAACGATGCCGACATCATTGTCCCTGACTCGCGTCAAGGCTGGCGTCGCCTACTTCACGCTGTCCTGAAGTCATACTTTGAGACTGGTAAGTCGTTCTCGTATTCAACAATCCTGATCCGCGAGTACGGAGCTCCGTTGAAGACCTTCGGTGGCACTGCGTCTGGCCCGGGAGCGCTCATTGAGGGGATCGCTGATATCTGCAAGATTTTTGAGAACCGCGTGGACTATGAGAAAAAGCCCCCCGAAGGCAAAAAGTTACGCTCCATTGATGTTCTGGACATCTGCAACATCATTGGTCGCATTGTTGTTTCTGGCTCAAGTCGTCGTTCAGCACAAATCGCGATTGGTGACCCCGACGATGTTCTCTTCCTTCGCGCGAAGAACTGGTCAACCGGAACCGTCCCGGCATGGCGAGCAAACTCCAACAACAGCATTTATGCAGACAACTTCGGAATGATTCAAAAAGAGCTGTGGAAGGGCTATGACGGCTCTGGCGAACCATATGGCCTCGTAAATCGTCGTTTGGCACGCAAATATGGTCGCATCGGTCAGGCAAAGCCAGACCATACCATTGAGGGATACAACCCTTGCGCCGAAATCGCACTGGGTGATGGCGAGTCATGCAACCTCTCCACCATCTTCCTGCCCAACATTGATTCTCTAGAGCAACTGACCGACATCTCGTACCTTCTCTACAAGACGCAGAAGCAGATCACGCGCCTGAACTATCCATACGAGAAGACTACGAAGATCGTCCAGAAGAATGCTCGCCTTGGTCAGTCGATCACCGGAATCCTTCAGTGCCCTGCAGAGAAGATCACTTGGCTTGACCCTGCCTACAAAGCACTTGAAGCACTTGATTCCGCGTACTCCAATGAAAATGGTCTCCCCGTATCGGTACGTCTCACTACTGTTCAGCCTTCTGGGACACTATCGCTACTCCCGGGCGTAACTCCAGGAATCCACCCAGCATTTGCTCAGTATTACATCCGGCGTGTTCGCTTCGGTTCGTCTGACCCGTTGGTGGATGCGTGTCGCAAGCGAGGCTACAGGGTTCAGTACGACGTTGGCATTGACGGACGTGAAGACCACACACGCTTTGTCGTTGAGTTCCCATGCGAATCCCCAGAAGGTTCTGTTCTCGCAAAGGACATGACTGCTGTGGCTCAGTTGGAGTGGGTAAAGAAGATGCAGACCGAGTGGGCAGACAATGCCGTATCAGTAACCGTCTATTATCGCAAGGAAGAACTTGCGGAAATCAAGGACTGGCTTTCCAAGAACTACGATGATTCCGTAAAGTCGGTGTCGTTCCTCCTGCATACCGACCACAACTTCCCACTGCCCCCATACGAGGAAATCACCAAAGAGGCGTACGAGAAAATATTGAGCAAAATTGATTTCGGCGTGTCGCTACATCGTCCGGCATTCGACGGCCTGGTCGAACTTGACGATTGTACGACAGGTGCGTGTCCTATCAAGTGAAGAGGGAAGCGAATAATGCTGACCGATTTGGCCCAGGCTGAGTTCGACTGGCTGCTTAAGTAAAGATAAATACTTTATTTAGTTTTCTATATTCAGACTTGACGGCAGCAACACGTGTTCGTATCATTGCCTTAGGAGGGAACATGGGTTCACCAGCATTTTTCAAAGATGCCCTTTGTCGTGGATTAGATCCGGGTCTGTTTTATTTGGAGCCCGGTGACCCTGGAATCTCTACGGCGATAGCGGTATGCAGAGAGTGTCAGGTAAGAATGGAATGCCTGATTTACGCCATCGACTCAAATGAAACAGAGTTTGGAATCTGGGGCGGAGTTTCGCCACGTCTCCGTCGCCCCACGAAATCTAAGGCGACCATTACTAAGGTTGGCGATGAGATTACCTCCCGTGAAGCCGAAGAGGCAAGAAAAGCATCACTACGAAAAGCCTTTCAGCTAGGAGGCGGAGCCGAACCCGGAGCGAAACTCGCCTCCGAACGGGATATATAATGCTTTCTACTTCAGAGCTGAAGTGGCTAACCTATGCCGTAGACGAGTGCTCCAATGCGTCTCACTCCCAGTGGAGGGTTGGTGCTGTTCTGGTAAAGGGTGGACGTGTGCTTTCCGTTGGCGTCAACAGATACAGGAATCATCCGTCTAAGGTCGAAGTGGGGGATGTTTCTTACCACGCCGAAGAGGTGGCCATGCGCAAAGCCGGGGACCCATCTGGAGCAACAATATATGTTGCGCGACTCACCAGGAGCGGAGAAATAGGCTTAGCCAGACCATGCGCCAGATGTCAGGCTATGCTCATTGAGAACGGGGTCTACATGGCAATATGGACAGAGCCTACGGGTTGGGGAAAATCACGAATTAGCAGGTTGATACATGAGCGGTATTCAGAGAAATCAGAACGGCCAGCAGGCATCCACCCTCTACTTGCTCGATGATTTTCTTGTCCTTGATTTCCCATTTGATGAATCTCGGGTGAATCAGATAAAGAAAATCCAAGGAGCTAAATGGGATAAGCTCGGAAAAGTTTGGCGAGTGCCAGTTTCAAGCCTTGAACGTGCTCGCGAATTCGCGCTACAGCACGATTTTCAAATTAGCAACGAGGTGCTGGCCTTCAATATGCCCTTACATCTAAACCCCGGTGATGGCATCAGTGTCGACGGCGACTATTTTATACTTTCATTTAAATACGACCAAGTAATGGTTCGATCAGTAAAGCAGATTGATGGAATTACATGGGACGCCGATACGAAGGCGTGGAGGGCTCCACTTTCCGCTTCTCAATCCGTTATCAAATGGGCAAACACTTTTCGTCAAGAGCTCAGCGATGATGTTATGAGTGTCGCTAACGGAATTGTGGCCGAACTTTCTGCCCTCCGTGAGGCAAGTCGATCCACTGATGCTGAAATTAATATAACTACACTCAATGGGTCGTTGCTTCCCTATCAGCGTGCGGGTATTGCCTATGCCGCCAATGCGCGCAGATCCTTTATTGCTGACGAGATGGGTTTGGGCAAGACCCTGCAGGCGATGGCCACCCTTGAGTACCTTCATCAGGATTATGAGAACTTCAATGGATTTCCCTCATATCCAGCAGTAGTCGTATGCCCACCAAATCTGGTTTTAAACTGGAAAAATGAATACAATAGATTTTTCCCAGAACGCATTGTTGAAGTTTGCCTCAACCGCAAGCAGATTCCTATGTTCGGAACATACGACGTTGTCGTTATCGGGTATAGCAATCTGGCCGCATGGGAAAAGAATTTAATGAAACATAACGCATATGTTTTTGATGAGTCTCATTACTGTAAATCAATGGACGCGCAACGAACTAGGGCCGCCCGCAAAATCGTCAAATCCGCATCAGCATCTGCTGTTGTGTTGTGTCTAACGGGGACACCAGTGACAAATAGGCCAGCAGAATACGCCCCACAGTTAGATATTATTGGGCGTCTAGATAAGTTTGGTGGATTGTGGGGTTTTTATCGAAGGTACTGCGCGGCCTACAGAGACAAGTGGGGGCAGTGGCACCTCGAAGGCAACTCGAATCTAGAGGAACTCAACGACAAGCTTCGCTCAACATGCTATATACGACGCACAAAAGACCAGGTCATGCAAGACCTACCCCCAGTTGTCCATAATCCACTTCTGGTTGATGGCAACCCTTCAATTATGAAGGAATATTCGCGAGCCCAGGCAGATATCGTAAACTATCTAGTTGAGCAGGCCAAGAGGATAGCCGCAGAAATGGGACTTCCTGTTGGTAATGCCGCAGTAAAGGCAAGACTAAAAGCGGAGGCCCACGACCATCTTCTCCGAATAAGTGTATTGCGAAAAATCGCCGCCAAAGCAAAAATGGACATGGTTCACGAGTGGATTGACGAACGTATCTCTGAGGGACGCAAGGTAGTTGTTGCGGCACATCATCGAGAAATTGTGAATGAACTTGCAGACAAATATGGTGGTCTCAAGATACAGGGACAAATGGATGTTCAAACCGTCGAAGACATGAAGTACAAATTTCAAACAGCTTCATGCGAAGATGCGCCTGTCATCGTTCTGTCTATTCAGGCAGCAAAGACCGGGCATACACTCACTGCTTCTCAAGATGTTCTTTTTGTTGAATTACCGTGGACACCCGCCGACGTAGACCAGACATACAGCAGGTGTCACAGAATTGGGCAAAAAGGTTCAGTCACCGCAACCTACATGATGACCAATGGGACCATCGACCAAGAAATATATTCACTAATCGATAAAAAACGATCTGTTATTGATATTGCCGTTGACGGTGATACAGTATTTGATTCAACGGATGCAACAAACATTATATTTAGTTTGCTGGATTCTGCCCCCTAGGTTTGCATCGTTGTTTTTTGGCGCTAACATGGCCCTGGGAGGTCACCCCTACCTCCGCGTGCGTTGAGCCCCTGCCCACCCCCCTCCGCGGCAGGGGCTCCGCATTTACGTCAGTGATTTACAAAAGACCATAGTTACATCTAATTCGTTCGCTTGTTGTATTGCTGCGACAATCTCGGAATCGAAAAAATCAGTTGGCGCAATGTTGACAGATTTGATTTCGTATTCTTGGATCAGATCAAAAATGGTTGCGATTATGTCGTGACCAGACTTCGGACGAGAAACGATAATTTTCTGATTATTTAGAGTAGTAAAAACCAATCCCGCTTCGGGAAAACAGTTCGCCAAAAACATCATCTGGGCTACTTGACAAATATCTGGAACAGCAATAGTCGCCTGTTTTGGGGCATTACCACTGTCGTCTACGAAAAATACTAGAGCATCAGCCGGATTAGAAAACACAGATACATCTTTTATATCGATTTTCACTTGATCCTCACATTGCAAGTTTCACAAAACTCCATATTTTGAAATTCACTTACAACCATATCGCATGATAGTTTTCCGCATGGCATTAGAACTTGCTCACCCCTCAAGTATGCTTCCAATTCTGTCCTAGTATCAGGGACGGCGAACTGAGCAGAACCAGGCTGAGGAATTCCGCGCTCAGAGCGCATGTGTTCCCAGACGCAATACATTACATACTGTGAAAGCGGCATTTTGTGTTTTCGCGCAGCGTCTACTATTTCGTTTTTAACCGACCCCTTGACCCGTAGGACAATATTGCATAAGTGATTTATGTGTCTAGTCTTTGAAGCCTTTTTCATCCAATTAGTCCTTAGCCAGGTTCGTCAACATCATTAAATTACAACATCCAGGTCGCGTAATTAGCAAATAAAATACTTGATGTGCTTCTATCTATAAAACTCTCAAAACGCGCTCTTTAAACATTTCAATAAGCGATCCGGTTGTAAATACATCGCTATCAAACATTCTCAATATGAAGTTGGGCGATAGCCTCCACCAGTATGGTGGTGTCATCATCGCACTGCGATAATCCACTGCACTGTGCGGCACAGCATTTTCTATGAACCAATTCGGTTGCCCTTGGTGAATCCCAACACTGACGCCGCCTTCATACTCTGGGTAATTTTCTGGAACTTCAACTTTGGCCAAATACGCTACTCGCCTATCGACCGCATCCGCAGAGTAATGACGACCACCAGGGAAGATACGAGTCTCATAGGTGTCTGATCCATTGTGTTGTCGCCCAACATCACCTAGTGCTTTAACAACATCACTGCTATTTGAATTATCTGCCGCCAGATTGACAACTTTTCCACTTTTCATTGGGATTACCAGCGGCTCGCCTGGCTTGGGCGTCAGGTAGGTGTCGACGGCATATAGGTTGTCAAGTGATCCAGGATTTGCGTCCAATACGTCACGTAGTGGTACGATAATTACGTAAGTATCTCCATCAACAGTCCTCATCTCATGCGGCTGAGCAAGATGATTTAGCGCGAAGTGGATTGTCTCTCTCTGCACAACGTCAACGAGCCTTCCCGTGATTGGGTCAATCATTGGCTTGCCCGTATTTCGGTCGATTGGCGAATATTCAGACACAGGACGTAGAACAATGTTCCCGCCTTCATCAAATGTCGGCTGATAAGACGTTTGGTGTACCAAAAAAAGATCGTCTATTCCTGCTGGACGGAAAATGGCTTCGCCGTTGGCGGCGCTGCCCGCATTCACCAAATAATCGGCACCATCATATTTCCAGTTAAAATCTTGTGGATCATCGCCCATGAACGATAGCAGATTTAATTTCTCTTTCTTTCGTTCCTGGATCATTTTCTCACGAGCAACTGAAGCTAGACGCTCAAGCTCCTGCATCGCCTCGACGTCACCGCGTGATGCCGAATACAGTAAGGCTGCAACCAGACCAAGATTTTTATTAGTGCCGTCAGATTCGATCCCCTGTCCCTGCATGGCGTCAAAAAATATCCTTGCATACGATTGTCCCAGTGAGGAATCTGCGCCGTGTCCAGTTATCAGGTATGGGTTGACCGGAATAATCTCAACGTCTTCGTCTACGAAGTCTGGATCAAACCTCCCAAGACCCTTGGTGCCAAATGCGATACGTTTGCCGTCAACATCATAAACCGGCAATGAATACTGAGAAGTGGCGTCCCTAGTCGGGTCAGGGACCCCACCCTCATTGGGATACCATTGGCTAAGTTGCGCAAATTCAAGGGAGTCCAGTACTTCGATTGGCTTGTTGCTGACTTTGCCAATGCGCGTCTGTGACTTACTACCACTGTTGACTTCGTTCCCTTTCGTACTCCTGAGGCGCCGTAATCCGCCGAGACCATCAGTCACGGAGCGAACAACATCTAGCGGTAGATCAAACTCTCTACTGAGCGATGCCATGGTGTCGGTATCTCGTAAATTATTTTGCACATGATCTGCTAAATCCTGTTCTGCGCCTTGGGCACGATTGACTTTTCGCCCAGATGCTTTTGCGCCAGAAGCAGCACGCAAACTTCTAAGACCACCGAGTTTCTCAGACTCATATTTAACAAGATTTTCCGAGAGACCGAATTCATCAGCCAGCGAAGCAATAGTATCTTCTTCTCTTAGACTAGTAGTCAAGCGTTCACGCAATGCGCTAGTTTGCGGTCCGGACGGACGCGACGCTGTTGATTCACTTACACCAGAGTTCAATCTTGTTCTATTGCGAAGCTTTCTCAGACCACCGAGTTTATTAACTAGATAAATTGCCCCACCAAACGTTACACCGAATTCACTAGCAAGCGATTCTATTGTGTCGGTATCACGCAAGGAGCTGGTCAGATGCTGTTCAAGCTTTTGTATTCCCTCATCTGCTGTCCGATTACTATTTGGCACAATGCCCCTATCGGAACGCAGCTTACTAATTCCACCCATCCTATTAATAATCGACCGAGCCCTTCCCACCGGCATATTGAATCTTTTGGCCAAAGATGAGGCAGTATCATCGGAACTTAATCCTTCTAATAGATAGTTTTCGAGCTCCGATGTTCCAGTCAAACGCTGCTGACCACGATTTCCTATCTTTATTCCACGATTCCGCCTAAGTTTTGGAAGGCCGCCCATTCGTAGAACTATGTTTTGTAATTCCTGTGGCGAAATATTGAACCTCTCAACAATCGTTTCAATTGTATCTTCGCCTGTTAAATCGTTTGCCAGATATTTTTCGATGTCTGTTCTCGAAGTACGCGACTTACTGCCGGGACCGATTTCAATTGGCGAATCGACCATGTCGTCGTCTGGGCGCGACTCAACGTCCAAGACCGTACGCGCGATACTGTCCAACCCCTTCTTTCTTGCAGCAATCGAAACAGCATGACTAATCAAGTCTTGGGCCAAATTAGATATTTCATCATTATCTTCGTCCAAGTCAATAAAGTTGTCGTCAATCGTAACGTAGTATCCAACGTCACTAATCAGATTATTAATTTGATATACCGTGTCCAGTAGCGACTTTGTACTTGGTGCCAAAATCAACATTTCTCTAAGTGCCCTTGTGTCAACATTCAGCATTTCTAAAATGTTGCCCATTTCATCATCTGTAAAGTTAAATTGCTCAGATATGCGGCTGCGGTTCCCAGTCATTTCAAGCCCGATGATTTTCTTTGCAAGTGAAGACGCTTGTCTGGCGATATCGGCTGTTCGATGATTCTCAATCATTAAGCCAAGCGACTTAGTAATCTCCCTGATCTCGGCATCTATGCCTTCGCCTATATCCTCAAGCTGCGAGTGTCGAGCATCATTTTCTTCAAACATTTCGTCATCGATATCTGAAAGCTTTGATTCGAGATATCTAAGTTGATCTTCAACGTTTTTTCGTGCCCGAATCAGGTCCTTAATCCTTTCGATCACCAGATCGCCACGACCACGACCCACGTCGGACATAGTTCGCGCAGCTACGGAAGCAATACGCGAACTCGTTTGACTTCTAGAACCACTGACCGAAGAATCCGTTCGGTTTTGCTTTGCAGACATCTCCGCAATAAGGCGTTTAAATGGAGACCGAGGAAATGGTCTGGCCAGATTGTTTATTGGATCCTGAACAACAATCTCACCGCGCCTACGCGACCGCTCTTCACTCTGCTGGGCAGCAATATCCCTTTGAGCTGCGTTTAACTCAAAATCAGCAGTCGTTTTTTCCAAACTAGCTTCGTCTTCGTTTTTCTGGCGCTCGCCTTCTGGGCGCAGGTTCACCCCTCTGGCCCTCAGCACGTGGTGGGGGGCGGTTTCGGCCACTACGTCGGATAACAAAGAGTCAGAAGATGCGTTCAGTGGAATCGTTCTGCTGGTCTTGGACTTACTTCCATTAATCGGTCGTCCATTTTCATCACTTGGATCAATCAGTTCGATGAGTTCAGAACTTGAGACCCTTGCGTACAGCGATGGGCTATCAAAAAAAAGGTCACCGTCGTCAATCTCCTCACGGATATCTTCAAGGTCTGAATCGGGCAAATCGGATTTCGATGCTGTATCGACCTGGAGATTAAGAAGACGTGTCCTACTAAATAATAGATCAATCAGCATTCTTTTTTTATCTTTTTCGCTAATATCAGGATTATGGTAAACCCTGCGCGCAGCACCAACCATAGCCGCCCATTCGCCATGTCTATCGAAGCTACGACCAGTTGCCAGATGTTCGAATACGTCATGTGTATTGAACATAGGATCAAACATGCGCGCTAAAACCATGTCAAGAATATTTTGTGGTATCTGCCATTCAATCTTCCCCACCAGGAAGCTCGCTATTGGACTTACTGCGTTGGACTTCCCATCTTCAGTTAACAGGCCCCCGGCTGGAAATAGTTCATCAAACAATGAGCCATAGTTGAACCCAAGCCTTGCCCCTGAAGCATATTTCCAAAACGACAGGGCCCACTCATGTGAGTCATCATCTGGATCTCTATCCCCGAATTCCCGCAATTTTTCTATCATTGCCCGTATTTGATCCACTGAAGGTGCTTCTACCTTGGACCAATTTCTGTCCATTGGAATACCTGTTGAATACAGGGGGTGTGGATCAAAGGTAATCATCGGTATTCCATTGGAGGAAATAGATACCTTAAACGATTTGAGCATTTTTAGAGCCTGCTCCGTTGAAAGACCAGGATGAGTCCACTCCGGAACTTCTCCCCGCTCAAGCATGTTGATTACTGATCGAATAGTGTCCAGGCTTTCCGGCAAGGCATCTGAAAGAATTTTCTTCTGTTCGGGAGTAAGGTCTGTTCGATCTAGGTCAAATGCGGCTTCTTGGCCTATTAATTCAATCGGACCGCTGGGAGCACCAGACCCGTTAAGGTGATGTCGTGCGGTTTCTGCTGATATCGCATCAATCTGCTCGGCGCTAAAGTCGCGCATTGGGGTGGAGCGACCGGTGGTTGATTTGCTTCCAACTATTGATGATTCTTCATCACGAGGTGGGGAAAAATATCGAAGCAGTTCCTCCCCAGTGAATGCTGCAGATACGTAACCGCGTGAGGGTTTGTTGGATTCAGAAGTTAGTTGCCTCAATCTGTCGAATACGTCTCGTATTCTTCTGCGTGCTAATATTTTGCGGTCGCGTCGTTCCGGGCTGGATTCTTCGGCATCATATGGTCCGAATGCTTTAGTAAATTCCGTATCGAGTTCCGTTAAAACTAGACCTATCACGTTTGGCAGATAAGACAAGATCGCAGCAGCATGTGCATTTTTTTCTCCTTCAGTGGCATCTGGCCCAGGATCAATAGAGTCAAATAGGCCGAGAGCAGCAGCCCACTCCCCGTGTCTATCAAATCCTCGACCCACCGCAAGATGCTCTGTGGAGTCGTGAATACCCAGAGTTCCGGCTTCTGGATACAGGATTGAGGTTATAATCATGGAAATTACGGAATCGGTGCTAAATATGTTTCCTATCTCTGGGGCATAATCTAAAATCAAACCCATGTTTTTGCTCTTTAGTGCATTTTCACCTCGTATTTTACGCGTCTCTTCTGCTGATAGAGACTCACCGCCCTCTATCGGGAAAGCCTCTTGCATTGTTTCAAGATATTTTTTAATACGTACCGTAGGCAAAGTGCTCATAGCGATTTTGCTTTCATTTTCTCCTGAGGGGAAAAAATCCTCATCAGGACTCATGAACGAAGTACGATTGTCTATTTCGTCAAGAAAGCTCTCCCACACCTCAATACCCGGTACCAAAACACTTCCATAATCACGACCAGGCGGAACAAAGCGAGAGAGCACTGGATGGGGCATGAATGAAATCATGGGTGTCCCATTTGGGGAAATGGAAAGTGATATGGACTCAAACATCTGAATTGCTTCTTCACGCGAAATACCGGGCGTATCCATCTCGATATTTGGATCCTTCAGTAAGCGCAGCAGGGCTTCAACCCTCTTGATGTCCCCCATTAACTGATTACTAGCTATTGCTTTTTCCGCATCCGTCAGTTCAAGGTCGGTAAAAATTTTCTCTATGTCGCGACCAATAACCGGATAGGAGTCGGTTCTTGATTTAGAACCATCAATATGGTGATTTGGAATTTCATCGACTATCTGTTCAATGTCTGCATTGTTTATCTTATTTATGCTTTTGATTTGTTTTGTCGTTGACTTGCTGCCATTGATGTACTGACCATCTTCATCGCGTGGATCAATAAAGTCAAGAAATTCGTCTAATGTCCCAAAGGTTCTCATTAATGTTTCTGTATTCATTCCCCTTAGTCCACTACGCAGGCGTTCGGCTTCTTCCTGGATCGGAGCCTTAGCCTCCTTTAGGAGATCTGGATCATCTATACCGAGATCGTTAATAGATGATTCAACCCACTTATTGATTTGCATACCGAGAAAGGCACTCAAATTACTAAAAGCAAAATCATGGACTACTGCTGACATTATTTCTTCATCGGTTGGGTTAAATAATGTCGATGGATTATTTTTATCTGAGGCCATGAATCTGCGAAGAATTGCGGTAAATGTACGTTCGCTAACTCCGAACTCCTCAATCAACTCATCTTTTGTTTTTGTAGTCTTTGGATTGTTGATCAGGTAACTAAATAGTTCGCGAGCTCCTTCTAGCTGTCGCCGCATTTCGTTCATTCGTGCCAAGCCAGCAGCCCACTCCCCGTTTCTATCAAATCCTCGACCGGTTGAAAGATGATCCTGGCCATCATGCTTCCCCTGTCCGCCATAGAACGAACGTATAAGTAATGCGATGGGGTTATCCGCATATAGGTCTAAAACGGCATAGTCGACACCAAGAGAAATGGCAAGATCGTAAAGTCTTTCAGTATCCTTTGGGTCGACATTCCCACCAATGGATGGAGATATTAAGTCGGCTAGCGAGCTAACAAAGTTCGTATATTCTTCCTGTTCTAGGGTTTCACGTACCGGAATATTCTCTGATTCTGCTATTTTTTGCAAAAGCTCATCGATCTGATTAATATCCAGTATCTCCACACTTTGATAGTCCCTGTCACCCGAATATTTTGCATAGTACGGATGTTTCTTAAACGAGATCATCGGAATTCCGTTTTGCGAAATAGCGAGAGATATTGACTCCAACATTTCGATGGCTTCAGACTTTGTCAAATACGGGAAAATATCTTCAGGAACCGAATCCTGTTTCAGGGCCTTCAATAATTGTGTTGCCATCTTGACGCTCAATCTCAATTGATCTCGGGCAACCTTCTTTTCGTCATCGGTCATCTCTAGGTCATCGAGGATCTCATCAACGGGGCGCTCTAATACCCGGTAGCGATCTGTCCTAGACCGCGAGCCAGCCATCTCGCGTGCGGGGGTCATGCCCTGTCGCTCCTGGTACATCCGCTCAACGTCTGCGTCGGTCATCTCCCGGCGCTTTTTGGGGCCATCTCCGCGCCGCTTGCTCTCATTTTGTAGTGCGCGCTCGTTGGCTTGGGTCTGTTGGGCATCTGCGACACTCTTGGGGATAACGGCGCGGGGGATAATGGGCCGCTGGAACTTGGTTCTATCAAAGACAATGCCGTCCCCGTCACCGTCTATGGCCCCCGTTATATCGACGTAGACCATCCCAGGGGGAGGAGCAAGCAATCCACTGCCGATGACGCTCCCCAGGCCCCTGCGGCCAGCCAGACGACTGCCTATGGCCTTTTCAGAGACGCCAGAGGTCGACGCGGCAGAAGTCTGTCTGCCGTCATCGCGCTCATCTCGGGTAAGAATAATCGAGACGTCGCCATTCAGGATTTTGTCAAAAAGAGAATCACCCACGTACGACCTCCGTGCTTACATTATCGCACGAAACACCATTATAACGCACTAACTTGCGGTATCTCTCTCGACCAGCATGCGGATGTATTCGGTGATTGTCATGTCGTAGGCCTGGGACTGCCGGAGGATCGAGACCTTCAAAGTCGAAGGGATTTTCATTGTGATGGTCGTGTGTTCCTTGGTCGGGACAGTGGGCGGCCGCCCGGTATTTTTCTTCATGACTCCACCTTGTAAGCCTCGGTCAAAAAGCGCATCCTGTTGCGCTCGTATGTCTCCATAAAATACTCCCTGTCGCCATTGGTCGACAGCGACAAAGCCGTATCTCCCAAAGATTTAATGGTTTGCACCACCGTGGGGTGTTGGGGCGTATCAGAAGGCTGGGTTCCCGAGGAAATCTTACGAATAATTGACTGCAAAATCACCCAAGCCTCCTGGGGCGACGGCGGCATGTCGGCAATCCTGGAATCCTTGTAGTGGCGGCGGATCATCCCTGGTGTTGGCATGTATTTGGATGTCAACGCAATCTCATTCAGGACGATATACAAATCATCTAGATGGATATCTTTCAGCAACGACCACCAAGCGCGCAAAATGGGCTTCCTGTCCACCTCGAAGAGGGTTTGGTTGTATGTCGCGAATACCTGTTTAACAAATTGTTCAAATTCATTCTTGAGTTGAGACGGCTCAACTTTCCCGTCGGTCACCAATCTGCTCCCTGTTCTCCATCTGCCTTGTTGCAATAGCCAATAAATCTCTCGACATGCTCTTGATCCCGCAGGATCAGCTCGATGTCGTCGTAGCGCCGGTTATGTTTGTTGCGCCCCATGTGGAAATCGGATTTAGCACAGCCGTCGATGGCCCTCATGCAGTCCTCGATGCCAAAATCATGTATGGCCGCCTTGATAGCCACCATGCGCCTGATATCCAGATGTGGAACACGCTTGCGGCCAGGTCGCATAATCTCACACCAGTAGCCATACAACTGTTGGGCTAAGTCATCCACCACCGTGGCGGCCTTCTCCTGCTTTTGTTTAGTCAAAGAACTCGGGCCACGGGTTTTCTTGGGCTCAAGAGCAGGGGAAACGTCCACTAACTCATCGGGGAAAAGCGATTGCTGGTCGGGGTCAGGGATCATACTCACTCGCATCAGGTTAACTCGTCGGCGTGATGTCGTCGTCATGGAAAACACGATAGCCGACAAATACTGAAACTCCAACATCAAGCAAATAAAAAAGAAAAAAGTAAATATTACTCCTCGCGCGCGCACGCGATAACGTGAAGAGTCTTTCTCTGTTTCAACAAGACTCGCTACAGAGAGCAATCGGATTAGTGCACATCTCAATGCATCTCTCCACGAAGAGAAAACTCAACAGGAGGTGTACACCCCTTTGGAGGGGGTTCCAGGGGGAACCTTTATTTTTGCTCCGCCTGATTTTGGACAGCACAAAGTAGGCATTCGAATTTCGAGTCGATGCCGTCCAAGGTGCTGTGGGGCCCCTGAATTTGTGAGGACACAGTACACGGTCGCCCATCAAAATACTCGACATTGAACAAAAAGTTAAAAACAATAATTAGTTCAAGAATTAACACCCTGGTGATACCCGCGACTGCCTAGTGTTCAGTTCCGTCGGCCGGGTTTCCCCTTTCCCCTGCCTGACACTGGGGTTGAGTGGACCCGGAGATGTGGACGACTCCGGGTTCACTCCCTCACTAATTATAAATTACTGAATTATCCCGACGCAGCTCCTCGAGCTAGAACTGCGCAGATTGAAGAAAATACAATTTTCGAGTTATTCAGCCTCAGGGTTGTACGGCCGCTGCGCTTTCCACCACCGTAACGGGTTGCAACGCGAAGTGGAATGTATTTTCTTCCCACATGGCGCCAATGGCACAATAGCCAATAACGTCGCCGATGTTATCCTCAATGGATTCATTATTAGGCACATTGCCGGACCCCAGTAGGTTCTCCAAGCGTGCTACCTTATCGTGCAGACGAACAAGAAGACCGATGCGACCGAAGCGCGCGATATTCTCGTGCCCATAATCGCGCTGCTTACGAATAATCACATTGAGGAGCCCGGTGTGTTCGAGAAAATATTCTGAATTCAAAAATTTTAAATTATTCCCCAGGTCCAGGGCGATCCGCCCAAGCTCGATAAACATCTCGGCTATTTTTCCTGCGGGCACATCTTGCAGTTCGGCGATCATCACGTCTAAATAAGAACGCAGCTGAACAAGAGGGGGAATTCCCTGCATCTTTTCCGCGGCGGACAGAAGGTCTCGCGAAAAAATACGTACAATTTGAATTTCTGCAGCTTCTTGCCAGGACTGATCAGTCGAAGAGAAGGGTGTCGAACGTTGGAGGAGGTTGTTGCTCATGGGCATGAACAATATCAACTGCGTACGCGTTCATCAACTGTGTCCAGGCATCATTCTGTTCTTCAGTTGTGTCGTAGTCCTGGTGAATCTCATTAGCTCTTTCATTAATAAACTCATCCGCATATGCGCCTATAATTAAAAACTTTGATGACGTCGGAAGTAAAATCGGTCCGTCTCCTCCGATAACATCGCGCGGATAGTGTAGGCACTTTACGACATGGCTACCTGATGAGCCGATGAATAACACGTCTTTGCGCGGGCCCCCATCAGGGTCTTCCTCACCGGTGACTTCGAGCAAAAATGTATCAATGACGTCTTTGAGGTTATTTCGCTGGTCCAGGGGAACTCCGCGTAGGATTTCCAGGAAGAACTCAAGCTCGTTGACCGATTCGAAGCCATAGTCTTCGTGATCCATATACGCCTTTCCACCACCGTATGACACTAGTTTAACAAAGTGTTAAGAACACTGGAGCTAACTGTTGTTGGTATGTACAGTTGTCGTTATGGACAACACCACGCGTTTCAACAGATACATCACCGCACTGCAACAGTACATTACCAGGGAGGGTAATGCGCTGGTACCGGCCAGTCACGTCGAGATACTCGAAGGGACTTCTATCCATCTGGGTACCTGGGTTGGCTACATGCGCCAACGCAACAAGGCGGACAGGCTCAAAGAGTCCCAGAAAATGATTTTGGAGCAAATTCCAAGTTGGAGCTGGGGCCCGCTAAAGCCAGGACCCAAGGATAAGCGCGAGCGCAACAGCGAAATTGCACAGATGCGCAATAACGGCAAGTCATTGGCCCAGATCGCCGATCAGTACAACTTGAGCCGCCAGCGGGTGCATCAGATTGTCCGGCGAAGCATCTCTGCCTAAGCATCCCGGGATGGGCCCGGTGCTATTCATCTGGGCACTGACGCTGCTGATCCTGGATCTCGCGATCTGGATAGTAGCCAGAGTACTCAGTGACGCTGACATCATCGGCAATGACCTCGAATGGCGTCAATCCGGGATCTTGGCTGCAATCATCCTGTGGGTCAAGCTCTGGATGGCGGCCCTCATCGCCAAAAAATAAAACAGATTTCCGCATCGGAGTCCTTCGCACGGCACTCCGCGCAGAAAAGCAGTTCCCGTCGAGTTTCCAGGTGGCCAACTCGGCGGGAATTTGTTTTCCGAATTATTTTCATCCGATCCGGCGGAGGACTTTATCCGACCCGGCGGCACCCAAAAAAAATCAATTCCGCAATTTTCTCCCAGCCCCCATCGAGCGGCGCCACTAGCCATAAGGACCCGCAGCAGAAAGCGAAGCTAAAGCGATTTTTTTTTCGCGAGCTCTTCCACCACCGTCGCGTGTTGCACCCCTTCGCGTTTAGATAAATTTATCCAAACACAGATGCACGCGTATATAATTTTTGAGGCCCCCATCTCCTCGAGCTCAGAAATCACTCCCCCGCCTTCGAATCGCCCCATGGGATTTCTCCTACGCGCGTGTTGGAAATTGCCCGAGGTCCACGTATCATGGCGGCATGACTACTGCTGCACTCGCTCTTTGCGTCGACTGGATGTCCCTAGCAATCTGCCGGGGGAGGGGCGAACTCTTCTTTGCGCCATTCTCCGAACGACCTCAAGCGCGAGAGCGCCGAGAGAAAACCGCCGCGTCACTCTGCCGGAGCTGTCCAGTTAGCCAACAGTGTTTGGAGTACGGACGCCAAAACCGAGAGTACGGATTCTGGGGCGGAGAAAACGAACTAGAAAGACATAAAGCCGGTTTCACCCTAGAACACCCCATCGGTTTGCGGGGTGCTCACTAATGACCAGGGAGTTTCTAATCGACGCTGGGGAAGAAACGACGCGCCTTCATTTCTTCAATGCTGGGGTCCTGGGAATGAACTGCCTATCAAAGAGAGAGACCAAACACCCTCTGATCAAAAAGAAGATGTTCTCATTAGGGGGAGACATGAGAATGATGTACTTCGAGGTATACAGAGCAACACACAAGATCCACAAGATGGCCCTCTGGGACACCGATAACTGGAAATGGACCTACATACCCGAGAGACTCGACAAACTATCGGCAAAACAGCGTGCGATTGTCGACGACTACGCCCACCGGCTAGGTCTTTCCACCACCGTTAAGTGATTCCTGTAACCCATCCGCCTAGTCGCAGCAGTGAAGAAAAATCAACACCCGAATATTCCTCCCAGGCGGATCGAGGAGCTCACCGGGCAGCACGAGGCAAGACGGCGTCCATTCCGCGGAACAC